ATGAGGGGGAGGGGCGGTCAAAAGTCGAGGCCGATCCGCGCTTCTAGACCGCCGGCCCCCGCACGCACAGATTATTTGCCCCTTTGGACGGAAATCAGCAAATGGCAGGTGTGAAAGGTCGAAGTGGAGGGCCGCGCAAGAACGCAGGAGGTGCGCGTCCTGGCGCTGGCCGCCCGCGCAAGCCGCCTGAGCCGCCCAAGCTGGTCGAAGGCAAGAAGGACATGCTGCAGCTGTTGATCGACATCGCGCTCGGCAGGGTGGAGGCGACCCCGATCCAAGTGCGCGCCGCGGTCGCGGCGGTCCAGTACACCCACCCGAAGATGGGCGAGGGTGGAAAGAAGGAGAAGAGGCAGGCCGCAGCCGAGTCAAAGGCGGCCGGCCGATTTGCCCCGGCACCTCCGCCTCGGCTGGTGGTGGCGGACGGTAAGAGGGTTTGATGCCTACGTGGTCGACGGCGCTTCCGGATTGGGAGCGCCGGCTGGTCGCGCGGGAGTCGATCATTCCGCCGCCGATCTACCCAGACCAGGCTGAGCAGGCGCTGGCGGTCTTCAAGCAGTTGCGCGTGGTGGACCTGCCGGGGAAGCCGACGTTCGGCGAGTGCTGCGAACGGTGGGTGTTCGACTTCGTGGCCGCCATCTTCGGCGCCTATGACGCAGAGACGGGGAATCAGCTCATCCGCGAGTTCTTCCTGCTGATCAGCAAGAAGAACACGAAATCGACCATCGCGGCCGGAATCATGCTGACGGCTCTCATCCTGTGCTGGCGCGAGGAGGAGGAACATCTGATCTTGGCCCCTACCAAGGAGGTGGCCGACAACAGCTACAAGCCAGCCGCGGCGATGGTTCGGGCCGATGAGGAGCTGTCCGACCTGTTCCATGTGCAGGATCACCTCCGGACGATCACTCATCGCGTGATGCGGTCGAGCCTGAAGGTGGTCGCGGCCGATACGGATACGGTCTCCGGCAAGAAGTCGGGCCGGATCCTGGTGGATGAGCTCTGGGTCTTCGGCAAGCGCAAGGACGCCGAAGCGATGCTGATGGAGGCCACCGGCGGTCAGGTGGCGCGCAACGAAGGCTGGGTGATCTTCCTGACCACCCAGAGCGATGAACCGCCGGCAGGAGTGTTCAAGGACAAGCTGCAGTATCACCGGGACGTGCGGGACGGGGTGATCCACGACCCGAAGTCGCTTGGCGTGCTGTATGAGTTCCCGGAGTCGATGATCAAGGCCAAGGCCTATCTCGACCCTCGCAACTTCTACATCACGAACCCGAATCTGGGCCGCTCGGTAAGCGCCGAGTGGCTGGAGGACCAGCTGCGGAAGAATCAGTCCAAGACGGACGGCACCTTCCAGCAGTTCCTCGCAAAGCACCTGAACATCGAAATCGGCATGAACCTGCGGTCCGACCGCTGGGCGGGTGCCGATTTCTGGGAAATGGCGGCCAATGAAGACCCGGTGCGATCGCTGGATGCGTTTCTGGAGCGCTGTGAGGTTGTCACCGCCGGTATCGACGGCGGCGGTCTGGATGACCTGCTTGGGTTCGCTCTCGTCGGCCGCGAGCGCGAGACGCGCCGCTGGCTGCTGTGGACGCATGCCTGGGCACACAGGATCGTTCTCGAGCGCCGGCAGGACATTGCACCGCGCCTGCGGGACTTCGAAAAGGACGGCGATCTGACCATCGTGGATACGCCTGGCCAGGACGTGCAGCAGGTGGCCGACCTGCTGGTGAAGGTGCGGGAGGCGGGGCTGCTGCCGGTGGAAAAGGCCATTGGCGTCGACCCGGCCGGAATCAACGACGTGGTGGACGAGCTGACCTCCGAGGACCGTGGATTCACCCTGACGCAGATCGTGGCGATTTCACAGGGCTGGAAGCTCAACGCTGCGATCAAGACGACCGAGCGCAAGGTGGCAGGCGGTGAGCTTCTGCACTGCGCACAGCCGATGTTGACTTGGTGCGTGGGCAACGCCCGGGTAGTGCAAGCCGGCAACGCCATCCTGGTCACGAAACAGGCCAGCGGCACGGCCAAGATCGATCCGCTGATGGCCGCATTCTCGGCCGTGACGCTGATGGGGCTCAACCCCGAAGGTACGGGGGATATGAACGGCTTCTTCTCTCAACCCGCATTGGTAGGTCGCTGATGGCTGCATCATCGAAAATCAAGCAGCCTGGGCGCGTAAAGTCGGCGCTGTTGAGCTGGCTTGGCGTGCCGATAGAGTTATCAAGCGGCAAGTTCTGGGCGTCCTACTATGCGACGGGCTCGTCCAGTGGGGTGTGTGTTACCCCGGAAAAAGCGCTGCAACTATCGACGGTATGGGCCTGCGTGCGGCTTCTGTCGGAGACCATCGCCACGCTGCCGCTGAATTTCTACGAACGACTGGACGACGGCAGCCGGACGACGGCCAAGAGCCATCCGCTGTACGAAATCCTGCACAACCAGCCGAACGCAGATATGACTGCCGTACAGTTCTGGGAGGCGGTACTGTCTAGCATGCTGCTCTGGGGCAATGCCTTCGGGGAAATTCATCGGTCGGCGGGCCGAATCGTCAGCATCGATTTCCTGATGCCGTCGCGCATGGCCGTGAAGCGCCTTACCGATGGCTCATTGGAGTATCGCTACGCCGATATGGATGGCAAGCAGCGCGTGATCGGCGAAAGCAGCATGTTCCATATCCCGGCCTTCACCCTGGACGGCGTGATCGGCGTTTCACCGATTCGTGCTGGCGCGAATGTGTTCGGATCCGCCATCGCAACCGAGAATGCAGCAAGCAAGACGTTCAACAATGGCATGCTGCAAACGGTCTACTACAAGATCGGGCAGTTCTTGAAGCCCGATCAGCGCGCCGAGTTCAAGAAGAACCTGGCCGGGGCCATCGAGCGCGGTGAGGCGCCCCTCTTGGAGGGCGGCACCGACGTGTCCTCGCTCGGGATCAACCCGAACGATGCGCAACTGCTCGAATCTCGCGGTTTCAGCGTCGAGGAGGTGTGCCGCTGGTTTCGCGTGCCCCCCTTCATGGTTGGTCACAGCGAGAAGTCGACGAGCTGGGGGACAGGTATCGAACAGCAGATGATCGGATTCCTGACCTTTGCCATTCGACCTTGGCTGACCCGTATCGAGCAGGCGATCAGAAAGAGCCTGCTGACGCCGGTGGAGAGGCTGCGCTACTTCGCCGAGTTCAGCGTCGAAGGCCTTCTGCGCGCCGACAGCACTGCGCGCGCGGCGTTCTACGCATCGGCAGCCCAGAACGGATGGATGACCAGGGAAGAAATCCGACAGAAGGAAAATCTTCCGCACAAGCCGGGCAGCGACCAGCTCACCGCGCAATCGAATCTGCTACCGCTGGACATGCTGGGTGGCGCGGGACTGCAGTCGGAGGCGGTCAAGGCTGCCTTCCGCGATTGGCTTGGCATTGCTCCCGAGGAGAGGCGAGATGCTACGTAAAGACATGTCCCTGAAGATCAGGGACTTCGATCTCCATGTTAAGGCCGTAAGCGATGACGGCCTTTTTTCTGGCTACGGCTCCGTATTCGGCGTGGTCGACAGTTACCGCGAGGTGGTAGCGCCAGGCGCCTTCGCCGCCAGCCTGGAGGACATCAAGGCCAAGGGCCGCAGGGTGCCTGTGCTATGGCAGCACCGAAGTGAAGAACCCATCGGCATCTACAGTTCTCTGAGTGAGGATGACCACGGCCTGAAGGTTGAGGGCAATCTGATCCTCGATGTTTCCAGAGCCAAGGAGGCACATGCGTTGCTGAAGGCGGGAGCCGTATCAGGCCTGTCCATCGGCTACTACGTCCGCGACGACAGTTTCGACGAGAAGTCGAGGATTCGCACTCTGAAGCAGCTCGACTTGGTCGAAGTCAGCTTGGTCACGTTCCCGGCGAATGACGACGCGCGCGTGGACACAATCAAATCGAAGTTGGCCCACGGGTCACTTCCCAGCCTTTCCGAGTTCGAGCAGCTCCTGCGCGAGGCAGGCTTCTCGAAATCGCAGGCCGCGGTAATCGCCAATCGCGGACTGAAGCATCTGCTCCACCGGAGTGAGTCCGGGGGCGAGGCGGCGAACGAACTATCGGCCCTGATCAAACAGATCGGTGGTCTCTCACTCCCCAAGCTCGAAGGAGCAAAGCAATGAACCTGTCCCATAACATCCATCGCGGCCTGCAGCGCAAGGAAGCCGGTGACCACTTCGGCGATCAGATCGAACTGAAGTCGATCATCGATGCGCTGGCCAAGCGCGACAACGAGATCAAGTCCTTCGTCGAGAAAGCTAATGCCGAAATCGCGGAACACGGCAAGGTGCTGGGCGACACCAAGGGCGCTTTGGAGTTGCTGACGAAGACCGGCGTGGAACTCCAGGCCAGGCTGGCCGAGGTCGAGCAGAAGCTGGCTCGCCGCGGCGGCGAAGGCATCGATGAAGTGAAGTCCTATGGCGAACGGCTCACCGATTCGGACGACTTCAAGCAGCTCCAGACCCGTGGCCGTGGCACGGCCCGTCTCAACGTCAAGGCTGTCACCGACATCACCAGTTCGACCACCGGCACCGGAGGCGTGGGCGTGGCCATCGAGCCTACTCGCGTGCCTGGCATCATCCGCGGTCCGGATCGACCCTTCACCATCCGCGATCTGATCATGCCTGGGCGCACGGGCTCGAACGCCATCGAGTTCGTGCAGGAGTCGGGCTTCCAGAACATGGCGGCTCCCGTGGCTGAAACTGCCCAGAAGCCGCAGTCCGACCTGTCATTCGAGCTCAAGACCACCACGGTCAAGACGCTCGCCCACTGGTTCCGGGCGTCCAAGCAGGTTCTGGCCGACATTCCGCTGTTGCAGAGTTACATCAACGGCCGCGCGATCTATGGCTTGAAGTACGTCGAAGAGAGCCAGATCCTCGCCGGCAATGGCACGGGCCAGAATCTGCTTGGTCTGATTCCTCAGGCGACCGCGTTCAACGACGCGCTGCGCAAGGCCAATGACACGCCGATTGACGTGCTGCGGCATGCCATCCTGCAGGTTCGGGTCGCCGAGTACCGTGCCACCGGCATTGTGCTGAACCCGGTCGACTGGGAAGGCATTGAGCTGCAAAAGGACACGACTGGTCAGTACATCTGGGTGAATGTGACCGATGGTGGCGTGCAGCGTATGTGGAAGCTGCCGGTGATCGACACCAATGCGATGCCGCAGGGCGAGTTCTTGGTCGGTGCGTTCGATATGGCCGCGCAGGTTTTCGATCGTGAGGATGCGGGAGTGGAGGTCAGCACCGAAGATGCGGACAACTTCACCAAGAACATGGTGACGATTCGTGCCGAGGAGCGTCTGGCACTGGCCGTCTACCGTCCGGAATCGTTCGTCCACGGCGAGTTCGCCGCGTCCTAATCCACTGCAACGGAGCAGGGCCGGGAAACCGGCCCTGTATTCGCATGGCTGATCAATTGACTGTCACCGCCCTCAAGGGGTTCGACAATGCAGGGACCTACGTCAAGCGTGGCACACAGATCGCTGTGTCGGAGTTGCATGCCCGTGAGCTGGAGCGCAATGGCCTGATCGCGCGAGAGAATCCGGAGGTCTCGGGCGCCGCGGAGAAGGCAGCACCACGTCCCAAGAACAAGAAAGCTACCGATCCCAGCAACAAGGCGACGCCGTGACCCTGCTCACCATAGATCAGGCCATCGCTCATCTGCGCGAGGACCCTGGGACGGACGTGTCTCTGTACCTCAGCGCTGCGGAGCAAGCTGCGGTCGATTTCCTCAACAGGCAGGTCTACGAGGACGCCGACACAATGGCCGCGGCCGTTCTGGCTGGCACAGCCGGTGATGACCCCATGGTCGTGAACGATGCCATCAAGGCCGGGATCCTGCTCATCCTTGGCCACCTCTGGCGCAACCGGGAAGCGGTCGTGGCGACACCGAGCGCGGTCGCGGTCGAAATCCCGATGGGCGCACGCGCGCTTCTATTCCCCTATCGCCGAGGGCTTGGTGTATGAGCCTCGCTGCCGGTGATCTGCGCCATCGCATCAAGATTCAGGCTCTCGTGCAGGCGACCGACCCCGACTATGGCGGCCCCATCGGGAATCCGACGTGGACGGACATTGCCACTGTCTGGGCCAAGCGCACCAACATGTTGAAGGCCACTGCCGAGGCCGTCATGAGCGGCACCATAGTGGCGCCTGTCCAG